ACTTTAGCATCAAAATTCGTATGGCGAACCAAGCGATTTCGGTGCGTAGAGCACAAACCCATGCCCGTATACTTTGCCGGGGAAGAACAACCCTCCGCAGAACACACGGTGTGCGTTCCAAATCTAGGTTGTCCTTTTATCCCCGACATAAGGGTTTACCCGTTAGATACCTGGGGTACCGTACGCGCAGCGCGGGTCGGTGAAGCCGAGGTCATAACGCTCGGTCGCCTTGTAACGCATGGAGTCGGTTTCAAAGTCACCTTCCATGGTCTTCTCCAGACGACGACGCATCAAGAGCTTCAAGCCCTCGGGAGCGTCGGTCTGGACCCACCAGGCGTTAGCGCTGGTCAGACGGCTCAGGACAGCAGCGCCTTCGTCCAACAAGCCGATGGATTTCACCGGGTTGATGTCGTTGTTGGCGTTGCCGGTACGCAGGACCGACTTCAGCAGCACTTCAGCTTGGAACACGTTACCGGGGGCAACGATCAACTGACGGGGCACCAAACGGATCTTCTTACCGTTGTTGTCCACGGCCTGACGCACTTGGATCAGCATCTGCTCCAAGGAGGTCTGCGACAACACAGCGGCGGTGGCCAGTTGGTTGCTGAACGTACCGTTCACGATGGGGTGAGCGGTGTTGATCAACGACACGCCGTCGCCGCCTGGGTACGCGCTGTTGAAGGCGGTATTCAGGACGTTAGCGGCCAGCAGTTCCTTGGTTTCCACCAGCGACTGTGCCAGGTGACGTGCGTACACTTGGCCCAAGCGGATGTGGTCGCCGTCTTCCACCAGGACCTTGGTCAAGGCGAAAGCCAGACCGTAGACCTTGTAGACGTAGCGCTTCAGGAACAACACGCCACCTTGTTGGTACGTCACCGGTGTGCCGTCAGGCAGTTGAGGTGCCGCGCCGAAGCCGTACAGGACGGGCTCTTCGTGGTAGTTGCGAGGGATGCCGTCTTCTTCACGGAACACGCGGCTCCATTCGTCGGCGCGTTGGTCATAGACTCCGTCAAAGCATTCGTTGAGGATAGGCTCAACGATGGAACGGAAGTCTGTACTTCTCATTGGTGCAGCCATTGTTTATTCTCCTTATGCAATAGCGTTTACGGTGCCGAAGAACTGCGAGCGCGAGTTCACGACGCGAACGATGACATAAGCGTCACCCCAAGCGTTATCGACGTAGGGAGCGATGTCAACGACGCGCATGTCGCCAGGGTTGCCGTTACCAACAGCAGTCGAGACGCCAAGGGTGGCGGCAGACAGACCGGTGGTAGCAGAGCCAGCAGCGATGTTCGAGAAGTTGTACTCGTTACCGATGGAGGTTTGCGCGATGGTGGCGTCCGATTGGATTTCATACACGATGTTTTGGTCGTTGTAGAAATACGCAACGCACGAACCAGTTTGGTACGCAGTGCTCGCGGGCCAGTAGTTGCTGATACGACGACGGCCGGTGGTGTCGGTCCACTCAACGCCAGCGAAAGCGCCAGACCAGATGGCACCCACGGTTGCGATGATGATGACGCCAGCGCCTGCGCTGTACTGAACAGGCTGACCCTTGAGGATGTTGCTGGCATAGCCAGACGTGATGCCGTTAGCCAGCGCCTGCGCGCGATCCAGACCCGAAGGGTGAAACGCGGGGCGAAGGCCAAACGGAGCAGAGGTAGCACTCATATTAACTCCTTAGTTAACCGGAAAATACCGGTGTACGATTTGGTTGCCGATCAAAATTGCCCAACCCTTCGCCTTCAACGCCCACCAGCGACTTGCCGTTACTGTCCCGCGCGCCTTGAAGCTGTTCCACTTGGACGCGGATTTTTTCCGCTTCCTCACGGGGCTTCTCGTCGTGCATGTGCAACATGATCTCTTGGTAGACATCCATGGGCAACTTGAACAGCAACATTTCGTTGCAGGAGATATACCCAACATGCTCACCGGATTTCACCCGATAGTCTTCATAGCCTGGTAACTCTTCCGATTTAACGGGAACGTATCCCAGACGAATCCGCTTATCAATGGAATCGTAGCTGTTGGAGGTTGAAAGCCAGCAAAGGTGCCACCCGTCAAAGCGAGGCAGTTTAGGCAGTGCTGATTGCGTCCACTCTTCGCTCCACATCTTGCGACGTTCCTGCGTAGAAATGAACTTATCTTCAGGTGCTGCGCGGCTTGCGTCCTCGCTTGCGCGATCTTGGCGTCCACCAGCATTGAGAGATTTTTTAAGACGGGACTCCATGGTGAGTCTCCTTATTCATGAAATTGTTTACGATTGTAGAGGCAATTGCTTTGGCCTGTTTGCGTTTTACCCAACTGGCCTTTATTTTTGCAATTGCTTCAGGGGAATGTTTGCGACCGGTAGATGTAGCGGATACTCGTGCTTTGAACTCAGGGGACCTTATTTTTCCTTTTTGAGCTGAAGCAAAAGTGGCTCGCATTTCTGGTGAACGGTTTTTATTCGCCTTGCTAATTTTTTCTTTAGTCTCGGCTGTGTGCTTGTATCCTGCAGGGCCAACTTGCCCCCCAATGGTTAGGTTATAGCCATTGGGAAATAGCGTATTGTGCTGCTGGATTAGCATGCGCTCAAGATCACACGCAGCCTGTAAATCAGTAGCTTCCGCGATACAAGAAAACACGAAAGCATTAAAACCGTATTGGCGTATAGCCTGATGAAAAGCTGAATTAGATTTGGCGCACTTGTGGTGTACAACCCGTTTATGGAACTCTTTGGACAAACCTACGTACTGCTTCCCGTTGACCGTGTTGGTCACCAAGTAAAGTGTGTACGCAAAGCCAGTCATGATTAGTTACTCCGGGAATTGTTACGTGATTCGGCTGCATATCGTTTGATCATCTTGGCGCGCTTTTCGGGGTTATCCCACATACCCGCGTCCTTCATCGCACGCACTTGTTCAGCGGTGAGTGTAAAGGTGCGGTTTGTGCCCCCGTATGCGGCTGATGCTTCACGTCCTGAGCTTCCCACGGTGTTCCTTGGTGTTCGTCGATCTGTTTCACGCTTCTCTGACGCGCCATTATAGTGGTGCGGCAAATATTTTTGCAAACGGTTGTCCAACTCGTCCCAATAATCGCTTGTTCCAGGGTTCCAGCCCTCTTTTACGAGGCTTTCGTCGACCTGTTTTGCGATTTTGCTGTCAGTATCGGACAAATCCGGCTTATACCAGCCATTTCGCTCAATCCAGGTGCTCGCGTGACGCTGGACACCGGGGTCAATGCTCGGTGCGGCGGGTTGTTGGGGCTGTGCGGCCTCGCGTTTGAGCCGATTTAGCTGGTTGAGCTGGTCGCGGGCCTCATAAAGCAGCTCTTGCGCCTTGACAGCGCTCTCGCCGTCGCCAGATCCGGTCGCTTCGGCCAGTTTCATGCGCGCGTACTCCATGCGCACCTGCTGGTCCTCAATGGCCTTCTCCACCCGGCTCACGTCGTAGGCCTGGGTCTTCTGTTCCACGCGCGAAAGCCGGTTGCGCAGCTCCTCGTTCTCGCGTTGGATGGCCTGAAGACGCACGTCCTTCTCTTCGTTGGTCTTGCGGATCAGGTCCTTCTTGGAACGGCGGCGTGCGCGGCGTGCTGCGCGCACCGCTTCGCTGTCATCTGGGTGGTCCTCGTCACCGCTGTCGTCAGACTGGGTGCCACGGGGCTCGTCGTTGTCGTCTTGGGGCAGGATGCCCTCGGGCAGCTCCACCGTGGCGGTGCCGTCTTGGCCCTCCTCGATGTGCAGTGTGTCTTCTTTTTCAGGTTTGGTAGCCATTTTTCATCCTTAAACGTAGGCTTTGAACGACAGCGGGTCATCGGTGACGCGCGCGATCAGTTCGTGGTCATTGATTGTCATGAACAGGACCGGGTTAAGGTCGCCGTTTTCCTCGCCTACGACGGATCGTTCCCAACGATCTCCGCCCCAGCGCGGTACGCGGACAAAATCGCCCACCTGTGCCCAGCTTCCTTCAGGCCACGAGGACATGGTCTCGCGGTTTTTGAAGGCCAACGGCCCAATTGCAACGACACGCCCAATCATGTTGTTCCACTTCTCGTTCTCCTTGGTCTCCTCGACCAGGATAATCTTTCCGACATTCTTTTTAATGCGGCGAAGTTGAACAATTACTCGGCCACCGAAGGGGGCCTGACCTGGTGCTACGTCCGGGAATGCCCAGGCCAATTCGGCTGGGTCGGACTCCTGCTGAATCCCACTGATAGTAGGGATTTTCTCTTGCTCGCTCATACACTCTCCTGTCAACAAAAACCATATTTCAGGTTCGATAATGCGCATATCTCAGCGCGGCTTGGGGCATTGCTGCCTTATTCGTTTTCAGCGAGTTTTGCGTTGAGGGTATCCAAGACCCATTGCAGGCCCTGATACTCCCCAACGATGCGTGTGTATATGTTGTGATCGCTCACGGGGTTATCCACCAGCGACATGCGGATCTCCGCCTGCCGTACTTTGATCTGGTGGATGAGTTCTGAAATCACTTTTTCTTCTTGGCCAGTGCGCTCAGGCCGCCAGCGGGTTTGCTGCCGCCCTTGGGCTGCATGCTGGTGCCATCGAGCTTTTCACCCATGGCCATGCGCTTGTGTTGGTTGACCAGCTCGCCGGTCTGAGAGTTATTCGAGGTTGCCATCTGGAGCTCCTTGGGGTTGGACCATACTCTGTATGGTTTCGTGGGTTAACTTTGCGTTCGCGATGTCGATTTGCGTTTGGTCGTGCATCTGCGCCAGTTGCAATTGTAGTTGCGCATCGCGCAGGGATTCCCGCTCGCGCGCTTGGATGTCGACCTGCGTGTCCTGCATCTTGGCCTGGGACGCGGCGTCGATGCCCTGCATCTTGGCCTGCGCGTCTTGCTGGGCCTTCTGCGCGTTGGCCTGCATGTCGGCTTGGGTCTTCTGCTGGGCGGCCTGCATCTCGGCTTGGGCGCGCTGCTGGCTGTCCTGCAGCTTGGCTTGGGCGAGCTGCATGTCCTGCTGGTCCTTGGCCGCCTTGCGCTGGGTCTCGGCCATGGCGGTGTCCTTGACCACCTGGGCGTCCGGCGGCAGTTGCGGCTGGGGCTTGTTCTGTTGCAGGGCCTGCTGGAGCTGCTGGAGCTGGGGCAGGATCTGCGCGAACACCTGCTCGCTGTCCAGCGCGACGTGCTGGCCGACGGTGGCGTACAGCTTGTCGATCATGGCGGTGAGCTTGGGGTTCTCGTAGTCGTCCACCGGTACTCCGCCGCGCAGGTTGGTAACGTAGCCGTTCATGCGGTTCAGGTACCACAGCGTCATGTGCTGCTTGATGTGCTCCACCGCGTTGGGCAGGAACG